TATTCAGTGCCATATCAACATTTTACAAATGCAATAGAGAATTGGTTTAGTCAATTAAAATCATATTTATATAAAGAAAATACAGAGTCATATAATGATATATTACAAGCAATACCTAAAGCATTATTACGAATACATAAAAATAGTTATAATAATATAATTAAAGGAACATACGAGAGAACTGAACCATATGTAAAAAATGAAAGTCGTTATTTACGACCACCAAAAAAATATAAAGTCGGCGTTTAAAATCTTCCTTGGTTTAAAAAAATACTCTTTTGATTGTATTATATAATGATTTAATCTAATTTTAGAATTTTTAATATGATCTTCTGATATATATCCTAAATAACGATTAATACTAATTGATTCTTTTAAATGACTATCTACTATTTTAAATCCTGGCTTTATATATGTATTGTGCAAATCAAAAGATGATACTGCATTTGCTCTAACTATTGATTTTATTTGTGAATAATTTTTTCCATTCTCATTTCTAAAATTTATATCTGATCGCTGTATATCATAATTAATTCTTCTATTAAAATATGGAATAATTGAAGATGGCTGTTTAATATTTCCAGATGATCCAAATAATATCCATGGCACTAATATTAATCCAATATCATCTGATACATTATTTAATATATCTTTTAGTGTTTCATTTTCATTTGTTGCCCAAATATATTCGTCAAAATCTGGTATAAGTATCCATTTAGTTTCTGATAATAATGGTATCATATGTTTATTCCAATAATAACCAGCATTAAATCCATCATTTCCAGGTGTATCACTATTATCTTTTATTAATGTTATTTTATCTTCATATTTTTTTATTTCATTTTCATAATTATCTGTACTTCCATTGTCTATTAAATAAAAATGTTCTACCCCTTCTAATATATAGTGCTCAATCCATTCTTTTATTAAATTTGCTTCATTTTTAAATATTGATAATACTGATAAATTATACATTATATAATTAATATATATATATAATTATTTTATATAGTTTAATGAGTTCGTTTTATTAAAGATATAATACATAATTTTGAAATTTGAAAATTATTAATAAAAACTATATAAAAATTTATTATAATATATAAGTATATCTAATGTTTATTTATACTCATACTGATGGCAGGTTTGGTAATGAAGTTATTATTTATTGGGCTGGTGTCATTTTAAATAATATATTAAATAATACTCATTCTATTTCATTAAATATAGAAAATATATCTAATAGAAATTTTATTACTATTAATGATTATCAATGGACTATGATTTGTCATAAATATTTATTAAATACTAATTTAACTAATGATTATATAAATGAATTAAAAACAGCTTATTCTAAAATAAATCAAAATGTAGATGATATTCCTGATCTAAATACTTTAAAAAATAATAATATTAGATTAACTGAATATTACCAACGATCTGAAATATATAAAACTAATATAATCAGAAATATTATTTTAAATCATATGAATGAATCTAATAATCTTAATAATATTATTACTAAAACAAATTTATCAATTAATAACATTATGAATTTTCAAACTAATGATTTACCTTCTAATAACGAATTAGTTGTTCATTTTAGATTACATAATGATTTTTTTTCAGGTTATGAAGTTCTTAATCCTAAATTTTATATCGATTCTATTTATGGAATTTATTTATTATTTAAAAATATTGATACTATTACATTCGTAGTTGATAAATTAGTTAACAATGATGATATATATATTAATCATGTTAAAAAAAATTGTCCTCAAAGTGTTAATATTAAAATGCATCAAAAAAGTTTATTAGAAGATTTTAATTATATAAAAAATGCTAAATATATTATTTCTTCTAATTCTACCTTATCATGGACTGCATCTTATTTATCAAATGCTATTATTATTGTTTTAGCTGATAATAAATTAAGTCCTCATCAAAAACGACAAGCTATTCAAGAAGTTGATGAATCAAATAGATGTATTATTAAAGATGTTTCATATTTTACTAGAAAAGATGTTGATTTATTGTAAAATTATATAAAAATTATATATTTTTTATGTATATCTATATGAATATATTAACACAAGAAGTTATTAATGGTATTGAAAATTGTATTTATATTTCAAATGCTGGTTTATTATTAACAACTGATGAAACTAAAATTATTACTTATAATAAATTTAATAGTATTCATAACTATAATAAATTACTTCAAAATCAATTTGATGGAATGATGATAGCTATTAAAATTGATAAATTAATTGAATTTTTTACACAAGTTTTTGATAAAATAACTGTTAAATTTATATTAGTTTCAAGTGATTGTGATACTGAAATACCATTAGGTTTGATGTCTTTAGATAATTTCAATATTATTATAAATGATGCGCGAATAATTCATTGGTTTTCTATGAATTGCATTGAATCTCTTCATCCTAAATTATCTATAATTCCACTTGGTATTAATTTACATTCTATTTCTTTTCAACATCATCATTCTTGGTTATGGACTAATGAATATCTTTCTCCTAAAAACGTTGAAGATATATTAATCCATATTAAAGATACTTCTTCACATTTTTCAGAACGATCAAAAATATGCTATTCTAATTTTCATTTTACATTGCATTCTAAAAATGGAACTTCTGATAGAATTGATGCTATTAATAAAATACCTAAAAATTTAATATTTTATGAACCTAAAGAAATATCTTTAAAAGATACTTGGTTAAATCAAACAAAATATGCATTTGTTGTATCTCCGCATGGTAATGGTCTTGATTGTCATCGAACTTGGGAAGCTTTAATTCTTGGTTGTATTGTTATTGTTAAGAAATCACCTATTGATTCCTTATATGACGAATTACCTGTTCTTATTCTAAATGATTGGAGTGAAATATCAGAAGAATTATTAAATAAAACTATTGATGAATATAAAAATAAATTCTTTAATTTTGATAAATTAACCACTAATTACTGGTTGAATAAAATTAGATCTTATTCTTTAGCTAATATCACAAGTTTAGATTCTAATCTATCTTGATTAGAATCTTCTATTTTAAAATTTTCATTAAATATATCATTATAATATTTATCATAATTATCTAATATATCTTTTGTTTTTTCAATTATATTATCATAATCAGTCCATATTATATATTTATTATATGGTACCATCTCTTTTAATGGAGAATCTTCAGATATTATAATTATACCATTTAATAATGCTGGTAATACTCTCAATTCTTCAAATGTATGATGATGATCTGTTTGATGTATATTAATTAATATTTTTGTATTTTGATATATATTTTTTAAGTCTTTTTTATCAAAACAATTATTAACATTCTTATAATTAAAATTATCATTTAAATTATCATATAATGCTTTTCTTCTTGGTTGATTTATATCAATAAATGTAGTTAATACATCTATTTTTCTATTTGTATTACTAATATCTATATCATATATAGTTGGTGAAATATATATTAATTTTTTTGATAAATCTTCAAAATACTCTGATATTTCTATATTATATATATTTGGAATACTATAATCTATAATTATATCACTGTTGGATAATGAAGTATAATGTATTATCCTTACTAAATAATTTTCATTTCTATCTTTTATTTTAATTTTTCCTTCTACTAATGCTTTTTCACTTTCTATTACGCCATAATTTGCTCCTTTTTTAACTAAAGTATGTTCATAATTTATATTTATTTTAATTGTTTTTAAATTATTATTAAAATTGTAGCTACAATTTCCCAAAATAATATTTATATTATTTAATTCTCGTTTTTGAATTATTTTTAATATTAATCCTGCTATATAATTATAATAATCATTTATACAACCTAAATGACGATTCTCATAATAAAAATTATTCATTTATGATTTATATAATAAAACATTTCTTATATCTTTATATTTATATAAAGCTATTTACATATTTTATTATAAAAATCACAATGTCATTATCAATTACTGTAATTGGTGTAGGTAGACTTGGATTATGTATGAGTTTATGTTTTGCTTCTAAAAATTATAAAATTACAGGTATTGATGCAAATGAAGATTATATAGATTTACTCAATAAAAATACTTTTATATCAAACGAAAAAGATGTGAATATAATGTTAGATAAATATCGAGATAATATATTTTTTACAACTGATATATCATGTGCTTTTTCAACTGATATAATATTTATTGTTGTTCCAACACCAACTTTAGATAATGATGAATATGATCATTCTATTATTAATAATATTGTTAATCAATTAATTACATTTGGTTATCAAGAAAAACCTAAGAATCTAGTTATTTCATCGACAACTATGCCAGGTTATTGTAATGATGTATATAATAAACTAAAAGAATACAACTATGAAGTATGTTATAATCCTGAATTCATTGCACAAGGGTCAATTATTAGAGATATGTTGAGTCCTGATATTACTTTAATTGGTGAATGCGTCCCTGAAAGTAAATGTGCTGATATGATAATTCAAGTTTATTCAAAAGTATTAGTTAAATTTATAGCTTATGTAGATGATATAGATATTCATCATTTACCATTAAATTATATGAATATTCAACGAATGTCTTTAATTGAAGCCGAAATTGTTAAAATATCGATAAATTGTTTTATAACAACAAAAATTGCATTTGCAAATATGATTGGAGATGCTTTAATTGCAAATGGATGCAATCCAGATAAAGCTTTAAATGCAATTGGAAATGATAAAAGGATTGGTACTCATAATTTGAAATGGGGATTTGGTTATGGAGGGCCTTGCTTTCCAAGAGATAATCGTGCTCTTGCTAAATTTCTTTCAAATAATGAACTTTATAATAATATTTGCAAAGCAACTGATGATGCAAATGGACTTCATCTTTATCAACAAGTAAAAGAATTTGAAAAAACTCATCCTAATAAAAATGAACTCATTGAAATTAATCAAGTAGCTTATAAAAAAGATACTGAAATATTAGATGAATCTCAACAATTAAAATTTGCTATTAAATTATCTAAAAGAGGATATAAAGTAAAAATAACTGAAAATGACAAAATTCTTCATAAAATTAACCAGATCTATGATGGATTTGTTCCTTAAATGATGCAAAACTATATAAAGATTACATGATTATATAGTTTGGGAAGATGTAAAAATCTTCCTCCCACCATTTTAATATGGTGGATATTGCATGGTTGGCGGAGTGGTCTAACGCGGTGGAAAATATTTTGTGAAAAATATAAACCGTAACTTAAGATCCTCTCTACTATCGTAGGCGTGGGTTCGAACCCCACACCATGCACGTCTCATTATTTTTATTATTTAATCAAAAAATATTTATTTTTGATTAAAATTTTATATTAATTAGAAAAACCTAATAATATAGTAATGGAGTTACTCAAATATAGTGTTCTTATTCTATATATAATAATTGCAATATATATTACTTATTATATATCAAATAAAAAAATTTATGAACCTTTCAATCATGAAACCAATGAAGATAAAAATGATAATCATAGATATGATTTAGTCGTTTCACGTTATAATGAAGATGTTGATTGGCTCAAAACAGAACCATTCAATCAATTTAATACTATTTTATATAATAAAGGTCCTGAAGAACCATCTAAAAATTGTGAATCGGATCATTGCAAAATAATCAATTTAGATAATGTTGGTAGATGTGATCATACTTTTCTATATCATATAATTAATAGTTATGATGATTTAGGTGATGTCACCATTTTCTTACCAGGTTCTTGCAATGACCCTCATAAATTTATGAACACTAAAAAAGTTGTTGATCTTGTTAATAAAACTAAAACTACTGTTCTACTTGGTGCATTATTTAATGATATCCCTGCTGATCTATATGACTTCAAAATGGAAGAATGGGCAGCTACAAATGAAAAAAATAAACAATTAAATGGCGAAAATAAATTAGAACCATCTCCTATTAGACCTTTTGGTGTCTGGTTTGAAGAAAACTTTGGCAAAGATGTTCATAGTAAAGTCGTTTGCTACTTTGGTGTATTCGCCGTCTCTAAAGAACATATTAAACAACATCCAAAAGAATATTATGAAAAATTTATCAAATATTTAGACTATCACTCAAATCCTGAAGTTGGACATTATATGGAAAGATCCTGGGGTGCTTTATTTGCACCTTATCCTGATTCTTGTCTTTATTCACGAGATGAATAATAATCTTTATTATAATTAATGATTAATAATAATATAAAATACATTTTTATTGTTTTATATATTATTATTACAATCATAATCACTTCTTATTTAGCCAATAAACCAATTATCAGTTTTTTCAATAATAATTTTAAAAATTATCATCTAGTTGTTGCAAGATATAATGAAGATATCGATTGGATTAATAATGACCCTTTTAATCAATTCAATATTGTCTTATATAATAAAGGTGATGATTTATCTGATAAATATAATTCAAAATGTCAGCTTAATAAATTAGATAATGTTGGAAGAGAATCTCATACTTATTTATATCACATTATTAAAAATTATGATAATTTAGCACCAATTACAGTATTTATACCTGGCTCCACTGTTGAAAGATCTTTTAAATATGATGTTTTTATTAAAAATATTGAAATATTAAATAATACTAATGATAGTGTATTTTATGGTTGTCATATGAATAATGTTATTCAAGATATGTATGATTTTATAATTATTAAAGAAGATCCAATATATGGTAATGGTTTAGAAGAAGCTCAAATAAAACCATTTGGTAAATTCATTGAATCGACAATGGGTACAGATATATCATGCAGTGTTATTTGCTATCAAGGTATATTTATTGTATCTAAAAAACATATTACTCAACATCCAAAACAAAAATATATAAATTTAATTAAACATTTAGAAAATAGCTCGAATCCTGAAGTTGGACATTATATGGAAAGAGCTTGGGGTATTCTATTTGCACCTTATCCAAAATCATGTGTATCATATAGAGAGTCTGGACTAGCTCCTGGATGCTAATCAATTAATAATATACACTATAATTAATGGTTAATAATAATATCAAATTATCATTTATATTATTATATATATTATTTGCTATTATTATTAGTGGTTATTTAGCAAATAAACCTATTATTAGTTTCTTCAACAATAACTTCAAAAGTTATGATATAGTTCTTTCCAGATATAATGAAGATATTGATTGGATTAATAATGACCCATTCAATAAATTCAATATTATCTGTTATAATAAAGGACCAACTGATCCAACAAATCAATGCAAATCAGATAACTGTAAAATAGTGAAATTAGAAAATGTTGGTAAATGTGATCATACTTATCTTCATCATATAATCAATAATTATGATAATCTTGCACCAATTACATTATTTATTCCAGCATCTTCATTCAGTCAATCATATAAATATGATATTTTAATGAAAAATATGGAATTATTAAATGAATCAAATAGCAGTATATTCTATGGATGCCAATTTGAAGATGTTGCTAAAGAAATGAATGATTTTACTATTGGGTATTATCCAACATCATCACATGAACAAAATAGAGAATTATCATCTGATGGAATGTTAAAAGAATGCCCAACACGTCCATTCGGTAAATGGTTTGAAGAAAATGTTGGCAAAGATCTTAAAAGTACTGTTATTTGTTATTGTGGTATTTTTATTGTAGCTAAAGAACATATCCAAAATCATCCAAAAGAATATTATGAAAAATTAATTAAATTTGTCGATGATCACCCAAATCCTGAAGCTGGTCATTACTTAGAAAGAGCTTGGCCTGCTATATTCTTGCCTTACCCAGACTCATGCATTATTTATAGAGAAAAATCAGAAGATTTGCGCCGTGGTTGCTAAAAACTTATATTAAATATAAAAAGATAAATAACATTCTTATTGATTAAATAGAGTATGAATACTAATCTTAAACTTACAATAGTATTATTATATATATTATTTGCTATAATAATAGCTTCTTATTTAGGAAATAAACCTATTATAAGCTTCTTCAATAATAATTTCAAAAACTATGATTTAATATTACCAAGATATAATGAAGATATTGAATGGATACAAAAAGACCCATTTGATCAATTTAATGTTATTTGTTATAACAAAGGACCATCTGAACCCTTCAAAGAAGAGATACCTAGTAATTGTAAAGTAGTAAAATTAGATAATGTTGGTAAATGTGATCATACTTATCTTTATCATATTATTAATAACTATGATAATTTAGCACCTGTAACATTATTTATCCCAGCATCTTGCTATGATATATCTTGGAAATATGATATTTTAATGAAAAATATGGAATTATTAAATGATACAAATACTAGTGTATTTTATGGTTGCCAATTTGATGATGTTGCAAAAGAATTACATGACTTTACTATTGGATTCTATGCAGCATCTGGACATGGTAAAAACAAAGAATTAAATGGTCATATCACTAATGTTAAAGAATGTTCAACACGTCCATTCGGTAAATGGTTTGAAGAAAATATTGGCAAAGATCTTAAAAGTACTGTTATTTGCTACTATGGTATCTTAATTGTTGATAAAGCACATATTCATAATCATCCTAAAGAATATTATGAAAACTTAATTCGTTTTGTTGATGATGACGTCAATCCTGAAGGTGGCCATTTTATGGAAAGAGCATGGCCAGCTATATTCTTACCTTACCCAGAATCATGCAAATATTATAGATCAGATAACGGATGCTAAATTGTGTAAATATTCTTAAAAATACAATAAATAGTAGTATTAATGGAAATTTTTGCACATTTTATTAATAATAATAAACAAATTAAAACTATTGCAGAAATTGATTCTGAATGCGATTCTTTATCAAATATATTACTCGAAAATGAAAATTTAAAAAATAAATATTATGTTATTTCACCATATTATACTGGTTCCTCAAATGATAGAACAATAATTGATGAATATATTGAAGATTTTGATATATCAATTATCTCTAATATCAATACTTTAATTTTACCACATATTTTTGAACCATGTTATGAACAAAAAGAAATTCTTGATAGTCTATTAAATCTTAAAAATATTAAATACGTTTATATAGATCATAAATATAAAGAATCTGATTATCTTATAATTTTAATGAGAAGCTATAACTTTGGTTTAATTGAATATATTGAAAATGAAAGAACATCTTCATTTTTTTATTTCCAAAGATTGCAATACAACGAATAAATTTTATTTTTATGATGTTTATTATAATGATAGACTATAAAGTCTTTATAATTTTAATTTATATTTTGATTACAGTCTATTTTGTATATCATTTCTCAAATAAAAATATATACGAAAATTTTACCGACTCTGAATTACAAACATATGATATCGCTTTATCTAGATACAATGAAGATATTGAATGGATTAATAATTACCCATTTAAACATTTTAATATAAAATGCTATAATAAAGGACCACAAGAACCAAATGATAAATGCAGATCAGATAAATGCAAAATTATTAATATTGAAAATGTTGGGAGATGTGATCATACTTATTTATACCATATTATAAATAACTATGATAATTTAGCACCAATAACTCTATTTATTCCAGCATCCTGTATGAAACATCAATTTAAATATAACATAGTAATGAAATTATTAGAATTAATTAATGAAACTAAAACAACCGTTTTACTTGGTACATTAATGAATGATATTAGAACTGATCTATATCAATTTACATTAAATGAATGGTCATCTTCTGATAATACAAATAAAACTGCAAATGCTGAAAGTAAACTAGATCCTTGTTCAATACGTCCATTCGGTGCATGGTATGAAGCAAATTTTGGTGATTTACATACCCAAGTTATTTGTCATTTTGGTATATTTGCTGTTGCAAAACAACATATTATACAACATCCCAAAAGCTATTATGAAAATTTAATTAGTTATTTAGATCATCATTCTAATCCAGAAGCTGGTCATTATTTTGAACGTTCATGGGCAGCTATCTTTTATCCATATCCAGAATCCTGCGTCCATTTTTTTAATCATGGTTAATAGTAATGAAATTACTTACAATATTTTTAATTATATATTTTTTACTCGCTGTTTCTATATGTTATTATATTTATAATTCACAACATGAATATTTCATCAATTTAACTAATAGATCTGATGAACATTCTGACACTAATAGTTATGATATCGTATTAGCAAGATACAATGAAGATATCGCATGGATTAATACCAAACCATTCTCAGAATTCAATGTTATTTGCTATAATAAAGGTCAATCAACTCCTGATAAAGAATGTTTATCACCAACTTGTAATATCATAAATCTTAAAAATGTAGGTCGCTGTGATCACACATTCTTATATCATATTATCAAAAATTACAATAAATTAGCACCAGTTACTATCTTTTTACCAGCTTCATCTACGGATGCTCATAAAATGAATATTACTTTAGGAGTCATCAGAAAAGTATTAAAAACTAAAACAACCGTCTTAAGAGGCGATAATGGTACTTACCCAGATGATCTTTACGATTACACTTTAGATAGATGGACTTCTTCTAATGATAAAAATAAATTATTAAATCCTGAATCAAAATTAGAACCTTCTCCAATTAGACCTTATGGTAAATGGTTTGAAAAGAACTTTGGTGATTTAAAAGTTCATGTTTTCTGTTATTATGGCATCTTTGCTGTAGCAAGAGAACATATCGTTCAACATCCAATATCTAGATATCAAAACTTAATCAAATATCTTGAAACATCTTCCAATCCAGAATGTGGTCATTATATGGAAAGAGCATGGGGTGCCGTATTCTACCCATATCCAGAATCTTGCATTTATGATGATTATAGTGCAACAAATTCTGTATTTGTTGATTAATTTAATTTATTTATTAATTTATTTATTAATTTATTAATTTATTTAAATTTCACATATATACCATCACAATTCCTAAAATACCTAACATAAATACTAAAGATATTAATAATGTATATATATTAACATCTTTATAAATAGTTATAAAATGTTCAATATCTTCATTCTCTTTTTTAACATGATCAGCATATAAATGTTTATGTTTTTGATATAATTCATCATCATCAATGTCATTTAAATCGTATTCTCTAAAATAGTTTTCATCTCTTACACGATTTCCTGCACCACCAAATGCATCACCTCTTGTCATTTTAACTTTTTTAAACCATTCTAATGATTGAATCGGATAATGATTTAATCTTAATTTTGCAGTTTTTATTTTTTCATTAGATATTATTTGAAAACTTTGATCAATATCATCGATCTCTTCTAAATTAAAATTTAATACTTTATAGTCTGATTTTGTATATATATGATGTATCGCAAAATTCGTTGCTGCTGATCCTCTTGCAATACATTTCGATTCTATCCATTTATGTCCATCATCTCTTTTCTTGAAAACTCTAGTTTCATCTTTGTCATAATCAACTCTTTTTGTGAAATTTGGAACAACTGAATCTGGCTGTGATATATGACCAGATGATCCATACATTATCCATGGGATCTTTATTGCCCCTACATTATCGTCAAGTGATCTTAATACACTAGCAATTGTATTATTTTTATCAGGTGCCCAAATAAATTCATCTAAATCGCATAATATTAACCATTCTGTTTCCTCAAATTTTGGTATCATATATTTATCATAACCTGTTACCTGAATACCTTCTGCACTATCTCTAAATAATGTTATTTTGTCTTTATATTCCTCAATCTGTGATTCAAAATCATCAGAACTTCCATTTTCTATTAAATAAAAATGCTCTACACCTTCTTCTATATAATGACGTATCCACTCTTTTATGATTGTTGCTTCATTTTTAAATATTGAAATTACTGACAAAAAATACATGCTTTAATTATTATAAATATATTATTCATTAAAAATACATAAATACTATTATACCTATTAATACTAATAAAATCAATGTTATTATCAATGTATAGTTATCAATTTTTCTTAACGTATGTTTATATTTATCTTGTTGAATATACGAAAAATCTAAAAATTTCTCTTTAGTTGAATCCGATTTAGATGTTTTTATACCACCCAATTTACTATATAATTCTTTATTCTTCTCAGCTAATACATTGTCTTCATAATCATTAAAATCATAATCTTTAAAATATTTATCATTTCTTATATTTTCAACATGGCTTGATGCTACATCTCCTCTTGTTGATTTAACATCTTTGAACCAATTATATGATTGAATTGCATAATGGTTTAATCGAAATTTAGAATTATTTAAAATATCTTCTGATATTTGTGCATTTGGATGAGGATCTCTGTCTTTTAATAAAGCATCTACTGTTCGCCCATCACTAATATTAAAATAATGCACATTTAATTCTCTAACCCATTTTCCTCTTGCAATTGACTTGGCATTTATTGTAAATTCATTATTACAATTGAAACGCTTTGTAAATGATGGAACTACATATTCTGGCTGGTCTATATGACCTGCTGATCCAAACATTGTCCATGGTACTTCTATCATACCAATATCATCATCTACTGTTTTTAATGTACTCGCAATTGTTCCATTTGTTGCCCAAATAAACTCATCAAAATCACATCCAATTAACCATTCTGTTTCTTTTGCATGTGGCAAAACATATTTATTATATAATCCAACCTGATTATGTCTTTCTGGATCTTCAAATAATGTTATATATTGTTTGTAATCTTTAACTATATCTTTGTAATTATCATTACTTCCATTATCTATCAAATAAAAATGTTCAACACCTTCATTTATATAATGTTCTAACCATTCTCTGAATATTACTGCTTCATTCTTAAATATAGCGTAAACACATAAAAAATACTTAGTCATCTTTACTTATTCTTCAGTTAAAAATCTTTTCTATATTCAACAAAATCAAAATTATCTACGATTCTATCGTCTTCATCTTCATCATATGTATAATTATAACTTTCAACTGGGCGTTTTTCTTCAATCTCACGACGAATATCTGCTAATGGCTTCGGTTTCTTTGGACCTTCAAATAATGCTGGATAACTATATATTGACTTCCAATGAATTGCATCTGGACCACAATTACCTAACTCATTTCTCTCAAATGATGCAAAATTATACTCAATATGCCCATTTACCAAATTCATATTGCCAAATAATGTACAACGCTCTTTTTTACTTTCATAGAATTGACATTTTACACATGTCTTTACATTGTCTATCTTCTTTCCTGGACGAAACACAAAAATAGATTGCATACCATTGATATTCATTTTTATAAATAAATATATTTCATATTCTTAAATCATTTGTATTCATTTGAATACTATCTTTTCTTTTATTTTTATAATATAAATAAACACCTGGTATTATATAACACGTAAATGATAATATAATTCCAGGTATTACATATAAATATATTTTACTTTCCATATGAATTTATATTCATTATATTTTTATATCTTTAATTTTTCCAAAAATTATATAAAAAAATAATTCTCTCTCGACAGGGGTCGAACCTGTGACATTCAGGTTTCAATCAACTAATAGTTAACAGCCTGACACTCTAACCAACTGAGTTACGAGAGATAATTGCTCCTTAGAGCATATAACAAAAGAATCAAATCTTTATATACTTTTCAAATTAGTTTTTAGCTATCATTACATTTTGAATGGTTTCAATATGAATATTGATAGTTAATGCATTTTCAGCAAGATCTGCAAATTTATTGCAAAGCTTTTCAAGTTGTACAACTAGTTTCTTATATTTCTTTGAGTTTTCATCATCGTCTTCGTCGTCTTCGTCGTCTTCTTCAGCTTCTTCTTCCTCAGCATCATCATCTTCCTCAGCATCTTCCTCAGCATCATCATCCTCCGCTTCTTCCTCAGCTCCTTCTTCATAATCTTCATCAGCTTGTTCCTCTTCATGAATTATCTCATCATCATCTGGTATTCCAAAATCAATACACAATTTTTTATAAAATGGAATATTCTTCAATCCAATATAAATACTTGAATGATATGTTTCTGGCAAATATTTTTTATCCTTAATATCATTTATCGCTTTCCACAAAATACTTTCAGGAGTTCTACCAAATCTTGCTGTAATTACATCAAGTGGTGTTCCTACATTCAATAAATGATTAACTTCAATGTTATCATTTATATTCCATTTCTTCCCATCGTTGGCCATTTTTATTTATAAAATTCTCAAAAATAAAATTCAAATTTTTATATAAAAAAATGATTCATTAGTTTTATTAATGATAAATGACAGAAGAACAAAACTGTGGATACGTATTGGAAAATGAACTATTTGAAAAATTAAAGTCATTACCAGCTAAAAAAATATATACTGAAAAACAACTAACAGAATTATACGGCTGGGATGCTAGTTCTGTTGATTTTATGATTGAATTTCCACATTATACCTTATTCATTCAAACTAAATTTCTAAATACTCGACGGAGAGAAAATCATCATATTAGTAATTTTATTAAATCAATAAATCATATTAAAAAACGACATAATGTTGATTCATTACATGGAATGTGGGTATGTAGAATACATCCATTTGAAGATAATATAAAGTATCTAACTAAAAATAAAACTGATGTTGTATCTTGCTTCGATTCTATTAACGAACTAGTTAACAAAACTATGAATCATATTAATACTATCTGCTAGGTTTTCTTTTATTAAGCTCATTTAATCTTTTGTTAATTGCTGCAAAATATGTTTGAGCTTTTTTAATACCACCTTCATTTTAAAATTTCAAAGGTCTAAACCTGCTGACCACTCCAATTGTGATTGTGATCGCTCACTAAAATACTTTTTAATATCTTTGTTTGATAACATGCCAACTCTTAAATATAATTTGTCAGCTACTTTGCCTATTATATAATTGTAATAGATAGGTGCCTCAATTTCTTCAGATTCTCTAGTTTTTTCAGTTCTTTGAATTCGTGCAGTAGATACTTCACATTGTATCTTTTCTGCTAAATTAAAACTATGAATTCTATTTTTAATTTTATCATACATATCATTTGTATTATTACCAACTATTTGTTGAATTAAATTATTCTTCAAAGATTCTTCTTTATTTCTATCAAAATTACTAGGAAATTCAAAATCTCGAAATGCTTCTTCAAAATCTATAACTATGATAGTATATTTGGACCTTTTGTAATATCCATTTTTAAATAATCTACATTACATTTAGATTATATTCATCTAATGAAATATATAATATTATTATCATATATTCTATTTATATTAATAGTAATAATATGGTCTGTTCATTTAAATGATACATGCAAAAAAGAAAATTTTGATAATTCTAATTCATTTCCAACAGGTGGAACAATAACAAACTATACTTTAGGTGGTGTTACTTATAATATTCATACATTTACATCTTCATCACAATTTATTGTACCAAGCAATATTACTTGTGATATTTTAGTTGTTGGTGCAGGTGGTGGTGCAACAGGATGGGGTGGAGCTGGTGGTGGAGGAGATGTTAAATATTATTCTTCACAAAAATTAACAACTGGATCATATCCTATTGTTGTTGGTAATGGAGGTGGTGGTGTATCAGGTCATACTGAAAATGCAGGTGATGGAACATTTTCACAATTTGGAAATTTAGATGCTGCAAATGCTGGTAAAGGTGGTTATTGGAATGGTCAAGGTGGTAATTCAGGTAATAATAATAAAGGAACAGATTATGCTGATAATAATCCTATAAGTGGAGCTGGTGCTGGTGCTGGTGGATCTTTACCAATTGGATCTCCAAATACTACAGGTGGTCCTGGTATATCTAATTCAATTACTGGTACATCAGTTATGTATGGTTTAGGTGGATCTCATTTTATAAACACTCCTCCTATACAAAATACTGGCAATGGTGGTAATGGTGGAACTTCAGGTGCAAATGGTGTCGTTATAATTAGATATATTACAAATCCATCTTGGACTACAGTCTATTCAGATAATCCACGAATTGATTTAGGTGCATCTGCAACTGATGCTTTATTTAATCAATCTAAAGTATTTCGTCGTCTATGTAAAACATGTGATGCTGAACATACTGAAATTTATTATAAAAGAATAACTCCAATCCCATCAGGATGGTCTGTTTATAACAATATGAAAACTGTTTGGGCTAGTGCAAATAATATCATAAATATAGATTTTAAATTATATAGCACATATTCTGATTTAATAAATGATACAAATCCATGGGCTTTCTGTAATTATGATGATTTTGGAAATTTAATTGGATTTCCAAGAGATTGTGGAAAATCTGATGGCGTTGGTTTCCAATGGACTAGTACTGCTCAAAATTCTACTCGAACTAATTTTAGTTATGATGTATTAAATATTAATAATCAATCAGCTGTAGCCTCTGCAAGCTGGAATTATAATCAACAACAAGTTGCAACAGCAGCCCAATTAGCAGCCCAACAAGCTGCAGCCCAATTAGCAGCCCAACAAGCAGCAGCCCAATTAGCAGCCCAACAAGCAGCAAAAGCAGCAGCCGATCAAGCAGCTGCATTAGCCGCTCAACAAGCTGCTGCCCAATTAGCAGCTCAACAAGCAGCAGCACTGGCAGCCCAACAAGCAGCAGCATTAGCAGCCCAACAAGCAGCAGCCAAATTAGCAGCTGAACAAGCCGCCCAAGCCCAAGCTTCTGCTAGTTTCAATTATAATCAATTATTAGCTGCACAAGCTGCTGCTGCCAATCAAATTCGTGCCGCAAATGAAGCAGCTGCTTCTGCTAGTTTCAATTATAATCAAGAATTACAATATACTGCTCATCAATTATTCTTACAACAACAAGCAGCTAAACAAGCAGCTGAACAAGCTGCTCTAAAAACTAAAATATTAAGTGATTCAACTCAAATACAAACAATTGAAAATAGCATTCTTAATAATACAAATTTATCTGATCAAACTTCTATTAATCTTTTATATCAACAAGAACAAAACGTTATCGCATTAAAAGATTTAATAAATATATAATATTCTGTATTTCATTTAGATTAGATGAGATATTTAATATTATTCTCATATTCATTTTTATTTATAATTGTTGTATTTTTATTATATAAAGTAAATTCTGTAAAAAAAAATAATAATACTGAAAATTTTGAGAATTCTGATTATGTAACTAAATATATTAATGATTTAATTGCTGGTAATATTAAAAATACAGATAGAACATGTGATTATAATATTTGTAACGCATTGATACAACAAAATATTGGTAGAAATTGGGCATATAATTCAAAAGCTGATTGGCCAGAATGTTCATGCTATACAAATGTAACTTTTCCAAATAAATTACCATCTTCGGATAACAATAATGCTATTGCATCTGCTAGTTATAATTATAATCAAAAACTATTAGCTAATGCTTCTGCTAGCTATAATTACAATCAAAAAATGGCAAATATAGCTGCTGCATCTGCTTCTGCTCAATTAATTGGCCAAGCATTGGCAGAAGCTTCTGCTAGTACCTCTTGGAATGATCAACAAATGGCTATTGCTCAAGTATTAGCTTCTCCTCAGCAACAAAAAGCTATATTATTAAATGCAATTGCATCTGCAATTGCTTCTACACCAACTCAATCTTCTGCGACAACAATAGCTCAAGCAGTTTCTTCTGGACCAGCTCAATCTTCTGCAACAGCTCAATCTTCTGCAACAGCTCAATCTTCTGCAACAGCTCAATCTTCTGCAACAGCTCAATCTTCTGCGATGTCGCAAAAATATCCATTTGGGTCATCTTATTCAGGTCGTTCATCATATCATGATCCTAATTTAAAATACAATACTAGACTTGATCAATTATTAAGTTAGAAACAAAATAATTAATTATATATCTAATTTAGAATATAATGGCGGCTGCTGCATCTGCAAGTTGGAATTTTATGTTATTACAACAACAAGATGCACAAGCAGAACAATCAAGTACTCCATTAAGTCCAGCAAATGGTAGTTTAGCAATAAGTCCATATCAAATTTCATCAACGCAATCTGGTATTTATATTGGTGATTCAAATGGTGATTATACATTAAGTCAAATGTTTCCAAATTTAAATGTATTAAATACTCAAACAATATATATTAATTATAATAATCAAATTTACGTAACAACAATTATTAAACAAGACTCTTATACATGGTATTGTCAATTTGTAAATAATAATATACAATATGTATCACCACCAAGTATTTTTAATAATCTAATAAGTTCTGGATTTACACTATTTGCATCTATAAATCCACCACCACCTGGCCCTGTACAAATTGCTGGCGCATCTGCTAGTTACAATTATAATCAAAATTTACAATATATTGCAAATATTACATCAAATTTCCCGAATAGTTCAACTAATACTGCATTAACTACTACACAAGCTTCAACTATTACTATATATAATAGCACAGGTACTAATGCTGGATTTCCATATACTATGTATATTAGCAGTTCTTATCTTCAAACTCTTACAGGCATTGATGCCTTGTATTTCTATGCTGATCCATCTAAATATTCACCAATGTCATCAACACCAAACTATTATACTACTAATTTATTAGCATATTGGGATTTTAATAATACAACTTCATATCCAGGATCTGGTGCAGTTTGGAAAGATCTAACTTCAAATGCATATAATATTAATTTAAATGGTTATGCAAGTTTTAATTCATCTGGTGTTAAGTCATTAAATTGGAATATTGCTCAAACTGCAACAACTACAAAACCATTATCTAATATTACAAATGCTATTTCTATTGAAATATTATTTATGGTTGGAAATGTATGGGATTTACAATGGTTATTTAATAATGGTAATGGAAACGGAGGAAATGGAGCTTTTTCATTATATATAAACCAAGATCAATTACGATTTTTTTGTGGAGCTAACAGTAATCCTGTTATTTTACAAAGTGTAATATTACCTAATACATGGTATCATATGATAATTACATTATCAAATTCATCTACTGTACCTATCGCAATTTATATAAATGGTATATTACAACAATTATCAAATCCAATATTTTTTAATTCGGCTTTTCCATTAAATACTACACAAACATTAATTATTGGAAATCTTGCTAATAATGAGAATGAATATAGTGGTCCTAGTGATGGTAGTAAAATTGCAATGGCTAGAATTTATAATGTTGTATTAACTCAAGCTCAAGTTCAACAAAATTATAACACAATTCTTTATATTATATCAACAACTCCTGGATATTATAATGTTCAAATTAATACTTCAAGTGGTAGCACTTTCTATGGATTCTTTTTTGATAATAATAATAATCCAATTCCACTTCCTAATTTTATTACTTCCTCATTCTCATTTAATCAATCTGGTATATATGCTGCTGTTTCTAGAATTCCAACAACTAATCAAATAGGTTATGCATCTGCCAGTTATAATTATAATCAAACTCAAATTGCTAATGCAATTGCTAATGCATCTGCTAGTTATAATTATAATGCAAATCAAAAATATGCTGCAGCATCTGCTAGTTATAATTGGAATAATAATAAACCTCAAATGACTAATCCTATTCAATTAATTCAAAGCAGCAGCTTAGTAATATTACCAGATCCAAATACTTCTGCATCATCAATTACTATTAAAAATAGTCCAAATACATTACAATCTCTATTCCCAGCTGGTACTCCTGCAACCATTACTTATGATAAAATTCAAACTATATTTATATTTTATAATAGACAATTCTATTATACTCAAGTTAATCAAAATAACTCAGGTACACAATCATTTTGGAAATGTGATATGTATAATCATCAAGATAATACTCAATTATCTGCTCTTCCATCTGAATTTACTTCACAACCACAAATTAGCTCAAATCAATTCATTTTATTTGTATCTACAAGTCCATTACCAATATCAATATCTGGCATTCAAGCAGTTGCATCTGCTAGTTGGAATTATAACTTACCTCAAAATTCTACTCAATTAGTAAGTGATCCAAATGTTAATATATTATCAGATCCAACAAATTCAAATGGAATTTATATTTCTGATAATATAAATATTAGCAGACCTCTTTCTCAAATATATACAAATGTTACCACTTCAAACGTACAAACTTTAAATATTTACTATAATAATATTTATTATCAATTATCAATTTTACCAAAATCAGATCAATATACATGGTATTGTGTATTCGTAGATAGCAAATACGCACCTGTTCCTATGCCATCTGGATTTAGTAGTTTATTAACATCAATGATTGCATATAATAGTGGAGGTGGTGCAAAAGGTACAACTCCATTACCAACTTATACTATATATGCATCAACTAATCCAACTCCACCACAGATTGCCGCTGCATCTGGTAGCTACAATTGGAATAATAAATTAGCTGCAACAGCAGCTGCATCTGCAAGTTTCAATTATAATAATCAACTTGAAACATCTCAATTAACTACAAATAGCAATAATGGTACTATACTATCACCTACTCAACTTTCACAATTTGCAATAACACTTACTGCAGTTGCTAATAATCCAAATTATAATGTAATAGTAACTTCTAATTTTAATAATTATTTGGCAACTTTACCTATCTTAAAAACAATTGATGCAATATACTTCTTTTATGCTGGTACTGGTAATTTCTATAATATTCAACTTAATAACATTGTTGGTGGAAATTACAATAGCATTAATGGTACCTTTTTTGATATGAATAATAATATCATTCCACCACCACCAGAACTTTTTGGTAAATCTACAACATTTTCATTAAATCAAAATGGTATCTTTGTTTCTGTATCAAATACTCCAACAATTGACCAGGTTGGAGCTGCATCTGCTAGTTATAATTATAATCAAGCACAAAGTTATGGTGCTGCATCTGCTAGTTATAATTGGAATCAAAGTCCAAGACCATCTGGTATTCAATTAACAAATAATGGATACACATATATATATCCTGATCCAGCAAATATTGATAGAATAAATATTAGAATTACTCTTCCATCATCCAATACATTACCAATTAGTCTTACTAATTTATTCCCATCTGGATCATCGCTTACATGGGACAAGGTTCAAACAATTTTTATATTTTATAATAATCAATTCTATTATGCTACAGTAAATCATAGTACACCATCATTCTGGAATTGTAATCTATGGGATCATTCATCTAATACAGTTTTGACACAAATACCACCAGAATTCAATCAACAAATAAATCCAAATCAATTCTTATTAATTGTAACTTCATCTGGATTACCAACTGATACTAATGATATTGCCGCTGCATCTGCAAGTTTCAATTATAATAATCAACAAATGATCTCAAATTTAAGCCAATTCGGCACTATATTGACACCTACTCAAAATACACAATTTGCAATATCAATTGTTATAACTAATCTTAATAATCCAAATGTTACTATTAATTCTAATTTTAATAGTTATTTAACTACATATGCAAATGGAAGTAGTTTAAATCTTAGAACAGTAGATTCATTATACTTTTATTATAATAGTAAGCTTTACAATGTTGAATTTAATAATATAAATAATATTAACAGTATTACTGGTACATTTTTTGATAGTAATGATAATATAATTACACCACCCCCTGAACTTTTTACTTCAAGTAATACATTATCATTAAGCTCATTAAATCAAAATGGTAATTATGTAGCTTTATCATCTACTCCAACAGTTTATCAAAATGCAGTTGCATCTGCTAGCTATAATTATAATAAACAACAAAAAGCTAATGCAGATGCATCTGCTAGTTTCAACTATAATAATAAATTAGCTGCTAATGCTGCTGCATCTGCTAGTTATAATTTCAATCAACAACAAGCCGCAAATGCTGTTGCTTCTGCAAGTTATAATTGGGCTCAAGTATTACAAGATAAAGCTAATGCATCTGCTAGTTACAATTTCAATAATCAACAAACTGCTAATGCCATTGCTTCTGCAAGTTATAATTATAATCAACAACAAAAAGCAAATGCATTAGCATCTGCAAGTTATAATTTTAATCAACAACAAGCCGCAAATGCTGCTGCATCTGCTAGTTATAATTATAATAAACAAGCCGCAAATGCTGCTGCATCTGCTAGTTATAATTATAATAAACAACAACTTGCAAATGCACAAGCCTCTGCAAGTTGGTTGTGGAATATCCCACCAAATACTACACCATTAATACCAAATCCTAGTAACGCTAATACTGTTGTAGCTATAAATCCATATACTGATAATAAAACATCAAATACTGGTATTTACATTGGTGATATTAATGGTGATTGCACATTAAATAGTATATTCTTTAGCTCACTACCAAAACTCCCAACTGGAGCTGTAATTGAAAGTTTTGATTCTGGTTCAAGTGATCCTTCATCTTATGGTATGCTTTTATCTTCATCTACACCAATTACACCCGCCACAGTCGCATCTGCAGTTCAAGTTGTATATATTTATTACAATGGTAAATATTATCCAGCTGTTATTGTCAGACAAGACGATTATACTTGGTATTGTCAATTTATAGACAGCAATTATAATTATATCCCTAGACCTGATGTATTTAATAGTCCTATTACTTCAAATTATACTATTTATGCATCTACTGTAGCAACACCAAAACAACTTGCAAATGCATCTGGTAGTTATAATTGGAATAAACAACTAGCCGCGAATGCAGCTGCATCTGCTAGTTATAACTATAATGCTGTACAAAATGCTAATGCTGCTGCATCAGCTAGTTATAATTATAATGTAAATCAAAAATATGCTGCTGCATCTGCTAGTTATAATTGGAATCAAAATTTAGCTATATTATCTTATGGTACGATGATAAGACCATCAAATAATAATATCACTATTTCTCCAAATATACAACTTGCTCCAAATTCCATTAAAATTTCATTCAATTCATCTGTTTCCTTTCCAGAAAATATTATATCAATTTATATATTTTATAATAATTCATTCTATTATTGTAAAATAAATAATCAAGGTCCAACATATTTCAATTGTCTTATGTATAGTCATACAGATAATACTCAATTACCATCTATTCCACCTGAATTTAATCAACAAATTGGATCATCTCAATTCCTTCTTATCGTATCTTCAAGTGACTTACCAGCTTCTGCAAATGACGTTGCCACTGCATCTGCTAGTTATAATTATAGTTTACAACAAGCTGCTAATGCTAAAGCATCTGCTAGTTATAATTTCAATCAACAACAAATTGCAAATGCTCAAGCATCTGCTAGCTACAATTATAATCAAAATTTACAAGATATACAAAATAAAGCCAATGCATCTGCTAGCTATAATTTCAATAATCAACAAGTTGCCAATGCTATTGCATCAGCAAGCTGGAATTATAACTTACCAGCTAATACTACTCAATTAATTTCAGATCCAAATGTACCATTAATTCCATATATTGATTCATCAGGTAATACTGGTATTTATATTGGAGATGCAAATGGTGATCGCACATTAGCACAAATATATACAAATGTTAATGCATCAAATGTTCAAAATATATATATTTATTACAACAATGTTTATTATAATATGATTGTTTCTCAAACTGATGGATATTTATGGTATTGTCAATTTGTAGATAGCAAATATAATATTATTAAAAGACCAGCTGTCTTTGATAATATGATCTCATCTATGCAACAAATAAATACAGGAACTGCATCAGCTTCAAGTATGATTTCAGTTCCAAGTTACACTTTATATGCTTCTGTATTGCCTACTCCAATTCAAATTGCAGCTGCTTCTGGTAGCTACAATTATAATCAACAACAACAAGCTATTGCAAATGCATCTGCTAGTTACGCATTTAATACAGCACAAAACATAAAAGGTGCAGCATCTGCTAGTTATAATTGGCAATCTCAACCAAATATTACAAATGGCATTCAATTACCATATAATCCTAATGTAAGTATTACTCCAGATTTATCTTTCCCATATAGAATTACTATTCAAGTCTCACCTCCAAATACTTTACAATCATTATTCCCTGCTGGAAATGATCCAAATGCCTATAAAGCTATTCAAACAATCTATATATTCTATAATAGTCAATTCTATTATACAAAAGTCAATAATATTTCACCTTCATATTGGAAATGTGATATGTATAGTCATCAAGATAATACATTACTATCTGCTGTACCACCTGAATTTGCAAATAAAATAAATTCTAGCCAATTCCTTTTAATCGTATCAACAACTGGAACATTCCCAGCAACTCTTAATGATATTGCTGCTGCATCTGCAAGTTATAATAATGGTTTACAACAAGCTGCTACAGCTGCAGCATCTGCTAGTTATAATTATAATCAACAACAACAAGCTATTGCAAATGCATCTGCAAGTTATAATTTCAATCAACAACAAGCTGCTACTGCTGCAGCTTCAGCTAGCTGGACTTATGCTCAACAACAAGCTGCAATTGCAGCTGCCGCTTCTGCTAAATGGAATTTAGATCAAAATATTGCAGCTATTCAATGCAATGAAAATTCTATAGTCAAGAGCAATAGTCCAAATGCTGCAGCAGCAATGCAAGCACAAGTTAATAATGTTAAACTTGTTCAACAAAGTATGAATAATACTGTAGCTGTTCCAACAATTCAAGCTAGTTCACCAGTACCTTCTAATTCTTATGTAACTGGCTATCAAGGATTCAACTATCAAGGTGCATCTGTTAGTTTAGCACCTGGATTAAATCAAGTATCTAATATTAAATCAATTGCTGTACCAGCTGGAAGAAATGTAACTTTATATCCATCAAATGATTTAAATCAAACAAATAATATAATTAATATACCAGGTCCTGGTATAGATCCTATGAACATTAATACACCTGTTGCACGAGTACAAGTGAGTTAGCTAACAAGTGAATTAGCTAACAAATTAGCAAACAAGTGAGTTAGCAAACAAGTGAGTTAGCAAACAAATTAGCAAACAAAAAAAATGATTTTTATAGTTATATTTATTTTTTACCTTTTGTCTTAGACTTAGTAGACTTAGTAGACTTAGTAGACTTTTTTGCTGGTGCTCTTTTTTTACCACCAGAATAGTTATAATCATATATTATTTCTTCTCTTGGCATAAACATATTTGCTAATTCATATCCTGCTATACCTGCTATTACACCATTTCTAATTGGGTGACCTTGATTATCTACTTGTTGAGCTTGAGGAGGAGCTTGAACATATATAACTTTGGTAACTACTTTTTTAGCTGCTGGTGCCTTTGGAGCTGCTTTTTTAACTGGTGCTTTCTTCTTTTCAGGCATTTCTATTATCTACTAGGAAAAAATTTGATTTTTTATTTTAAATTTTTATTAGCCTATTAATACTAACTGCTAAAAAGAGACTTTTAGCAGCCTATTTTTCAGACTCGGAAAAAATTTGATTTTTATTATAAAATTTAATTTAAATAAACTCAAATGGGAACAGATTGTCTAATTTGTTGTGAAAAATTTAATAAATCTACTCATAAAAAAATCCCATGCAACTTCTGTGAATATGATGTATGTATTGGATGTGCAAAACAATACATGTTTTCATCTATTCAAGATATTCATTGTATGAATTGTAAGAAAGGATGGAATTTTGATTTGATTGAAAAATTCTATACTAAAAAATTCTGTAATGAAGAATACAGAAAATACAGAAATGATACTTTATTTGAACACGAAAAAAGTATGCTTCCAGCTACTCAACCATATGTTGAAAATGAAATTAAAACGCGCAAACTAAATCAAGAAATTCGTGAAATTGAAAAAGAAATTGCAGAATATAATAAAGAAATTGATGAAATTCTATTAGAAGATATCTCTTACATCAAAAGAGTTAAGAAAACTGGTGCTATCAAAGAAGAAATTGCAAAATTAAAAGTACAAATTGAAACAATTATTACTATTCGTAACTTTATTAGTAATAAAGTAGTTACTGCGTCTCAAAGACGTGCATTTATCAAAGCTTGTCCTGCATCTGATTGCAAAGGTTTTTTAAGTATTAAATGGAAATGTGGAGTTTGTGATACAAATGTTTGCAGTAATTGTAATGAAATTAAAATTGAAGAACAAGAACATACTTGTAAAGAAGAAAATGTACTTTCTATGAATCTTCTAGCGAAAGACTCTAAGCCTTGTCCCAAATGTGCTGCAATGATATTTAAAATAGATGGATGTGATCAAATGTATTGTGTTGAATGCCATACTCCTTTCAGTTGGAGAACTGGTCAAATAGCAAATGGTACTATTCATAATCCTCATTATTACGAATATCTCAGAAGAACTGGAAGAGATGTTCCAAGAAATCCAGGTGATAATCCAAATCAATGCGATGGTTTAATTGATTATGCAACATTTCAAAGAAGCATTATTACTATTTGTCAAAAATATAAAGATGATAAACAAAATATTCTTGGAACTACACCTCGGTTTGATCAATTTAATAGAAATAGAAATAGATTACAACAAACCGCATATGCAATTGCTGCAAATTTAATTACATCAAAATCAATAATTGTAAATAAAGATAAATTTGAAGAATATAATATAATAATTGGACATATTCTTACTTCTCATCAAAGAATCCAACATATTAATATGGTTGAAATTCCAAGACATAGACAATTTCCAGAAACTGAAGAAACTAATCGTATGCTCAGAATTAAATATATGATGAATGAAATATCTGAAGAAAACTTTAAATTACAGTTAGGAACAAGAGATAGAGGTAGAGCAAAATCTAGAGAAAATACTTTAATCTTTGAAACTTTTATATCAGTAATCTCAGATTTAATGAGAGAAATTACTATTGATAATGACAATAAAACTATTGAAGATATTTGTAAAATTTATAAAAATATGACTGAATTAAAAGAATATATTAATGATTCTTTTAGCAAAGTTGGTAAAAGATATAAATGTGTTAGTGTATGTATTAATGAATATTGGCATGTGTCTTCTGATGCAATTGAAAAAAGACGCGCACAAGTTAGAGAAGCTGAAAAACGATCAGCTGAACTTCTTAGAAAACAAGAGTTAGAAAATGCAAAAAAAATACAACTTGTAAATTAAGTATTTAATTTTAAATAAATTAACTTTAGCTATAATAGCAAGAAATGTATGATGATTTCTATGTAATAGCTGTAATAAATAATCCAATGTTATATAATTCAAGAATAAGACTATTTAATGATTTTGTAATTCGTATGAAGAATTATAATGTAAATTTAATGATCGTTGAAGCAGTATATGGTGATCATCCTTTTCAAGTAACTGAAACTGGTAATCCATTGCATGTACAATTAAAAACTAATTCAATTCTTTGGCAAAAAGAAAATTTAATAAATATCGGTATCTCCCGTCTTCCAAGTAATTGGAAATATGTTGCATGGATTGATGCAGATATTGATTTTACTAACCCAAATTGGGTAAAAGATACAATTCATGAACTTCAACATTTTCCTGTTGTTCAATTATTTGAAGATGCAATTGACTTAGGACCAAATCATGAAATTTTTAATGTCTATAAAAGTTTTGCATCATCTTATGCAAAAGGCATTCCATATACTGGATTACCAGTATCTAAATCTCCAGAAATTCAAATAAATAAATCAATTAATCAAATAGATAAATCAATTAATCAAATAGATAAATCTGATAAATCTAATAATTTTTCAAATAAAAATATATTAAAAGACTCAACTGCCTTCAAATATTCAAATCCATCTTTCAAAAAATCCAACTATATCTGGCATAGTGGGTATGCATGGGCAGCAACACGTGAAGCAATTAATGGAATTGGTGGATTAGTTGATTTTGCTATTTGTGGTGCAGGAGACCATCATATGATTTGTGCTATGATTGGTGAAGTTTCTAAAAGTTATCCATATAATATGAATAAACACTACAAAATGATGCTACAAAGCTTTCAAGAAAGAGCTTTAAAAACTTTAAATAAAAGAATTAGTTATGTAAAAGGTTCTATTTATCATTATTGGCATGGCAAAAAAGTTGATAGAAAATATAAAGATAGATGGCAAATTCTTCTTAAAAATAACTTTGACCCATTAGTTCATATACATAAAGATTCACAAGGATTATATGTACTTTCACCTGGTAACGATTCTTTAAGAAATGATTTATATAATTACTTTAAAGCTAGAAATGAAGATTCTGTTGATATAAATTAATTATTACTTTCCAATTCGTTTCTTTATCAAAAGTTTGCTCTTTATTATATTTCTTGCCATTTAATTCTTTAGTGCATTTTACATTTTTATTTGTTTTTGTATATGTTTCTATTAAAATATCGTCATTTGTTTTAATAATTAATGTTAGAACTTTTGGATATAAATCATTTTTAAATTTTATAGTAACATCAATTGATTCATTTGTAAAATAATCTTGATATAATCTTTCAATATTTTTAAGTTCAACTAAATGTCTTACTTCTTGTAATTCATTAATTCTACTATAAATAATATCATATATCTTTCTTTCTATATAACATTTTCTAACTGCATTTTTCTTTTTGTTTATAATAATACTATTATCATCAGGTAATATAGCAAACTTTTCAATATGATTTTTTAATTTTTCACCACAAGATTCTTCACGATGATATATTGGTACTAATGAAGTTTCAGAATCTTTAAAATATGTTATCCCTTTACAAAATTCTGTAAATAAAATTGTTGAAACTTGTAAAAATTTTTTATTCATATATGTCATATTAAATTTCTTAAATAACTTATCATGAATAGAGCGCAATTGTTTTATTTTTTTTATAGAAATTTTATCAAGTATAACTTTATCTTTAACAAGTTTAATATGTATATAATATAATTCTGGTAAATATAATTCTATAATTGTATCTATCATATTTTGATTGTCATTTATATAATTTAAAAATTCATCAATTGCTTCTTTAATATTATCTATGTTGTCATTATTTTTAACAAATAATTTTACTTTTGAATATATATTCAAAAATTTACCTATCTTATAAATGGTCATATAGTATATAAAGTTTATATTTTTATATAATATATGTCATCTAATGATGTGATTAAATATAAAAAAGATAAAATAAAATATTCATTTAGATGGGAATATAATATTAAACAGAAATATATAAATATTAAATATATCAAACCAGAAGACTTACTAACATTCGATTTTAGTGATAAAAATTTTACTGAATTATTTATCGATGGAGATTATTTAGAAGAATTAATTGTACCAAATGGTGTTGAAACTGTTGTTGTTAATAATTTGGCATTAAGAAAACTTACCTTACCAGATACTGTTGAATTCTTATATTGTGAAAATAATTGTTTAAAAGAATTAGAATTACCTTCAAATATCTATAAAGTTGACGCACATAATAACTATATTCAACAAGTTACTTTTAAAGATTCACCAAAACAACTTATGTATCTAAATCTTGAAAATAATCGTCTTTTAGACTTTAATTTTGATATTCCAAAGACTTTAACATATCTAAATATTGATGGTAATAAAAATATTAATATACCACCAAGAATGCGTGTTTTTATCAATGAACATTCAACTAGAGAATTTGAAATGATAATGGAAAAATAAAAAAAAATGGTGTCATAATATTTATTTTTGTATATTTGGTCTTACCAAAAACATTAAAAAATGTAAGATTTAGGTCCTTTTTTGGAATTTTGAGAAATAAAATTCTGATAAGGATTATACTACAAAACTTGAATACTCTTATCAGACTGCAAAAATAATTATGATATTTTTTCAAGGTTTTTGGGGCCCAAAATTTTTTTTGCCCCCCCCCTCGGTTTGAACCGAACTGAACCGAACATTTTTCAATATAAAAACTTATTTAAAGAATTATAATATCCTTATTATAATAGTATGGATAATAATAAATGTTCCAAGTGCCAATTTACTTCAAAATGGGTATCTAGCACTCGTCGGCATTTTATTAGAAAACATGGAAAAATAATTCAAGAAAATACAGAAATTGCAGAAAAAGATATCTTTATTGCAGGAAAAGATATCCGTATTGCAGGAAAAGATATCCCAGTTGCAGGAAAAGATATCCCAAATACAGAAAAAGATATCCCAGAAATTATTAAAAATTTATTACCAAATCAATGTGAAAAATGTGAAAAAATATTTACAAGACATAATAATTTAATAGCTCATTTAGGAAAATGTAAAGGTAAAATTAATAAATTAGAATGTAATTACTGTCATGAAATTTTTACAGCACCAGCAAATAAATATAGACATCAGAAAACTTGTAAACTCGTAACCAAAAACGAACTCCCCTCTTCAGAATTAGTTTCACAAAATATAAATAATATTACAAATATTAATAATGATAATAAAATTATTACAAATAATATTATAAATGATAACAGACAAATTATAAATAATAATATAACTTTACAGATTAAAAATTTTGGAGATGAGAATAAAGATTATATTACAAATGCTTTCTTATTACAATGTTATAAGAATGGTTATTATGGTTTAGTAGAAATGATAGAAAATATATATTTTAATAAAGAACATCCAGAAAATCATAATGTTAGAATAGGTAGTCTTAAAAATAAATATTTAGAAATTCATAAAGATGATGAATGGGTTCCTCAAGGTGTTAATGAAACTCTTAATAGAATGATAAATACTACAGCTACTGATATAATATTAAATGTAGATGAAGATCAAAAAGAAATAGA